GTGCGTATATGATCGTCTAAAAATAAAAAAAAAGGTTGTTTATTTGAAATATAATCATTATTTTTAAGTATAGTAAGTTAGGTAGTAAAGTAAAATATAAAATGCGGGGATAGCAAAGATGGCTTATGCGCTGGTCTGAAAAACCTGAGATATTGGATCGTTACCAATTCCTCGCACAAAAAAGTAAACGAAATTTTTAATTCGTAAGTATGGTGCAATGGTAGCACGGTGGTCTCCAAAACTTCCGATCTAGGTTCGAATCCTAGTACTTGCGCGAAAATAATAATAATGTGATGTAACTCAGAGGAAGAGTGTTTGCCTGTTAAGCAAAGAGTCGAGATTTCGAAATTCTCCATCACAGCAAAATTGGGATATTGCCAAGGTTAGGTGAGACGGTCTGTAAAACCGAACTCCAATCTAGTTCGAGTCTAGTGTATCCCACTAAAAAATAAAAATATGAAACGAAAACCTTAAAGGTATGAGTTGCATCTAGGATGAGCTTATACGTAAAATTGAATTAAATACAATATGCGCTTGTAGCTCAGCTGGATAGATGCACTCGGCTTTTAACCGAGGGGTCGTTGGTTCGAATCCAACCGGGCGCACCCTTATATTCTTTGACATAATGAAATAAATAGTCCCGTGGTCCAATGGTTTAGGATACGCCGTTGTCTGCGGTTGAGGTGGGGGTTCGAATCCCCTCGGGACTGCAATAAATTAAATAGCGTAGTAGCCTAATGGTTGAGGTACTTCATTTGGGATGAAGACGATGTCGGTTCGAGTCCGGTCTACGCTACAATATCATGCGAGTATAGCACAATGGTTAGTGCTCGGGTCTTCCAAACCTGAGATCTCAGTTCGAGTCTGAGTATTCGCTCGCTTTCATGAATAAGTTAGCAGCATAAACAATTGACGGAATGCTGTAAGTCTTAAGGACTTTGGAGATGCGAAGTACAGTAACATCTCCTAAATTTTTTGGGTCATTGGTGAAGTAGGCGATCACAGGAGTTTTGCAAACTTCAGTCCCGAGTTCGAGGCTCGGATGTATCCACAAAAAAATGCCGAGTTAGTAGAGTTGGTTTCTTACGGGGCTCTCATAAGGCTCAGACAACAGTTCGAATCTGTTATTCGGTACCAAAAAATAAATAAAGAAAAAGGTTGTTTATTTGAAATAAAGATCTTATATTTATGTATAGGATTTAAGAATTAAATTCCCGCTTCGTCTAATGGCAGGACAGTAGGTTTTGAGCCTATGAATCGAGGTTCGAGTCCTTGGGTGGGAACTATAAATCGGACCTTTAGCTCAATTGGTTGGAGCAGCTCGCTCATAACGAGAAGGTTATAAGTTCGAGTCTTATATGGTCCACAATTTAATAAAATGTTCCGTTGGACAAATTGGTTAAGTCACCTCCCTTTCAAGGAGGAGATTGCGGGTTCAAGTCCCGTACGGAATACTATGATAAAGGTACTGCAATACTTAAATCAGAGCCTATATAAGTTTTCTTGCAGGTAGCTTAGTAGGTAGAAGCGTTCGTCTAGTGGATCAGGATTGCCTCGCGGAAGAGGTAGACATAGGTTCGAATCCTATACGCATTACAAAGTCTTAGGAGTAATTACCTTAAGACCTCGCAGGTTCGAAACTGCAGAATGATTATGGTGTATGGGGCACAGTGGTCCTGATTAGCTATACGAAGGGCAGGAAGCCCTTGACGGTAGTGAAATGGACCGCAGGATTAAGGTTCAATTCCTTTTTAATCAGCAACAAAAATATGTCGATGTGGATGAATGGTTTAGTCACCATCCTGATAAGGTGGTCAATGTGAGTTCAAGTCTCACCGTCGATACAAAAGTAGTAAGCTCGATTAGTTTAATTGGTAAAACTCTTGATTTGTAACCAAGGGTCATCGGATCGTAACCGGTATTGAGCTCATATAGTACTTTCGCTTAGCTGGGTTTAAAGCGTCTCTTTTACACAGAGAAGATCTGCGGTTCGAATCCGTGAAGTACTACAAATACAGAGGAATCAACCGAAATTGGTATCGGCCTAGTCTTGAAAACTAGTCATCAGGTTAAATGGGTGTGATGGTTCGAGTCCGCCTTCCTCTTCAAAAATAAAAAGGGCATGTGTCTGAGTGGTTTAAGTGCCGGTCTGCAAAATCGTGCTACATTGGTTCGAATCCAATCGTGCCCTCAAAGTACTCAGGAAAAGTAAGCATAATGGTACTGCAGCTGTTTGCTAAACAGTTCATCGCCGAATGGGGGTGTGATGGTTCGAGTCCATTCTTTTCCGCAATAAATGCTCCTATGGTGGAATGGTAGACACGCTGGGTTTAAGCCTCAGTGCTCAGTGATGGGCGTTTCAGTTCGAGTCTGAATGGGAGTACAAAGAGATAGTAATCTTCCGATATGGTATCCATTCGGTTAAGTTATAAAATTTACTTGACATCTCGGAAAGACGAGAAATATTGCCAGATGGAGTAATGGTAACTCGTTTATATTTATATAAAAGACTATTAGGTTCAATTCCTAATCTGCGCAACGATGAGTAAGAGGTACTCAGCAGTCTAATCAAAGACTCATTTAATCTATGGTCGGTACTAAAGAGGACATCGTTAACGCCTCTTTCGTGGGAATAAAGCTGGAAGATCATCCTTGCTCCCAGTAATGGTTGAAGTTTACAAGGTGTAAGAACCACAGGGTTACAAATAGGAAACCGGGAATATCTACTTACTTATAATCTCAGAGTAGGGAATTATGCCCTGGTGTTGGAATGGTAGTCATGCCTGCCTTAGAAGCAGGCGCGAAATAATAGTAGCGTGAGAGTTCGAGTCTCTCCTGGGGTACAAAATAAGTAAGTCTATCGCTGGTAACAGAGGAAGTTCGCGACTGCAAAACCTACTAAGGGAGATTTAAACTAAATCGTTATTACCTTATAAGCAGCAACACAAACAGATTGAGAATGTCGGTTTTTCTATGAAGTCGGGTTGTGGCAAAGATAAATGATAGAAGAGATACAAAATCGCGGCTATTAACTTATTTAAATTAGTCCTATGGTGCAACGGATTAGCATACGCCCCTTCTAAGGGCTTGATACAAGTTCGAATCTTGTTAGGACTACACCTTAATACCGATTCGGGTTAAAGAATAAAAGGGAGCCTGCGACTATGTATCGAAAGATAAATTAGACAAAACTTTACCCTTCGCGCTAGGTAGCATCGGTGACCTAGCAACTTGCTTTTTTAGCTCAAAGGATAGAGTACGCCGCTACGGACGGTGGGATAGGGGTTCGAGTCCCTTAAAAAGCACAAATATAATATATGGTGATTGTAGCCGGTAAAGGTAGCCGACCAGGTTGTGGTCCTGGAATGATTTAATTATCTAATGTGGGTTCGACCCCCACCTTTCACACTAATAAAACTAATGAAATCATGAACTTACAATTTAAATCTTTAGGAACGCATGAAATTGTGGATGATATATTTAAATATATTAATGACATAATAAAGCTAAAGCCAGATACTAAACTATATGTAGGTACAGATTCTCAAAATTCTCCTAAAAAAACCACGTATGCTACAGTTATAGTATTACATTATAATGAAAATGATTCTGGAAAAGGGGGTCATGTATTATATACTAAAGATATATTACCTAAATATAAAGATAGATTTACTAGATTATGGGGAGAAGTTGAGCGTTCAGTAGAAGTATCAATTATGCTATCAGATTTAGGATTGGATATAAAAAATATTGATTTAGATTTTAATGAAGATCCAAAATGGCAATCAAATACTATATTAAGATCTGCTATTGGTTATGTTGAATCTTACGGATTTAAAGCAAGATGGAAACCTCATAATGCTTTTAGTGTTCGTGTAGCAGATCAAATCTGTAAATAGTTATATTGGTGTATATTTATAATATATTATTATAGAATACATTATGTTACTAAAAAACGGATCAAATGGTGAAGACGTTAAAAAACTTCAAACAAAATTAGGATTAGCAGCCGATGGTGCATTTGGGTCAGGCACAGAAGCTAAAGTAAAAGAATGGCAAGACGCAAATGGTTTAACTGCCGATGGTTTAGTAAGTGATGGTACTTGGACTAAAATGTTCGGTGCAGCGCCAGTAGTAGCAGCTGCTCCAGTATCAACCTCAGAATTTAAATTGGATAAATTGAAAGGCCATATACCTGATTCAGTTATTTCTCAAATAGCTGACACTGCTAAAAAATTCAATATCACCAATACTTTAAGGTTAGCTCATTTTTTAGCTCAATGCGGTCATGAATCAGGTGGATTTAAAGCAGTATCTGAAAACATTAATTATTCTGCGGATGGATTAAAGAAGATATTTCCTAAATACTTCCCTGATACTATAGCTGAAGGTTATGCTCGTAACCCAGAAAAAATTGCATCTAAAGTATATGCATCAAGAATGGGTAATGGAGATGAAGCTTCTAAGGATGGATATAAATTTAGAGGTCGTGGTTATATTCAATTAACCGGAAAATCAAATTATCAAGGATTCACTAAATTTATTGGTGAAGATTGCGTAGCTAATCCGGATTTAGTTGCTACTAAATATCCATTAGCATCAGCAGCTTTTTTCTTTGATTCTAATAAATTATGGTCTTTATGTGATAAAGGTTCTGATGATGCAACAATCACTGCGGTAACTAAAAGAGTTAATGGCGGTACTATTGGATTAGCAGATCGTATTAAGCATTTTAAAGAATATTATTCATTATTATCATAAAATTTTAATTCATTGATATTCAAGAACAGCGACTAAAAATCGCTGTTTTTTTATCTTTTTATTAGGATCTTTGAAGAAAATTTATTATTTTTAAGTATGTTAGAAGTATTATATATGAGTGCTCCGTGGTGTGCCCCTTGCAGAGCTTTAAAACCTGCAATCGATAAATTAGAGTTGGAATTAGATAGCTCTAAAGTAATTATTAATAGGATTAATATAGATGATAATCCTAACCTAGTATCTAAATATGAAGTGCAGTCTATACCTACATTTATCTTTATTAAAGATTCAGAAAAGGTAGATTCATTTTCAGGAGTTAAATCAATTAAGGACATTCAAAGTATTATAGAAAAATGGAGTTAACATTATTATCGCCAGAAGCAATTCAATTGCGCATAGATTCATTAGCTAAGGAATTATCTAAGAAATTTAAAAATAAATCGGATGTAGTATTTGTTTGTGTATTGCGCGGAGCATTTATGTTTTATACTGATTTAGTTCGTAAATTAGATTTAGATATCGAAACAGAATTTATTCAAGTATCTAGTTATGCTAATGAGACTATATCTCAAGGATTATCTATTAGCTCTACGTTTAATAAAAATATCAAAGATAAAATAATAGTGTTAGTAGATGATATCGTTGATAGCGGAAATACCTTTAAAAACTTAGAAGAGATTTATTTTAATTTAGGGGCTGAAGAAGTTTATACCGTAGCATTAATAAGCAGACCTACCAGTTCTCATTTAGTAGATTATTATGGATTTCAAATTAATGATGAATGGATTTTTGGTTACGGGTTGGATTGGAAAGGTAAAAGAAGAACAATAGAAGATATAAAGTATTTTGAACATAATATAGATTAATATGGAATTAGATAGAATGAAAAATATAATAGTATCAGGTTATAAAGGCCAGGTGCAAATGCAAGATGCAATAGATTTAATAACTGAGTATATGATTGATACTAAAGGAAGTATTCAACAACCTTTAATGGATTTTATGCTTCAGCAAGGTAATCCTATTAGTATGCAAATGCTTCAAAGAGCCTTTGAAATATCTATGCAATATTTTGAAAATACAAAGATAATTATTACTAAGTTATATTCTAAAGACTCTGTAATGTTAAATGTTTATTAGTAATCATTTAAGATGAAAAAAATAGTTTTAATTAGCGACACTCATACAATGCATGAAGATATTATATTACCTAAAGGTGATATTTTAATTCATGCCGGAGACTTTACAGGAAGAGGGAATAAGTATGAAGTGTCTGATTTTTTTGGGTGGTTAGAAAGACAATCTAAAGAGTTTGAACATATTATATTTATTGCCGGTAATCATGATTTATCTTTTGAAGCTAAACCAGATTGGATATCAATATTGTTATCTAAATTACCTGATAATATTTATTATTTAAAAGATCAAGAAATAGTAATTGATGGTATTAAATTTTATGGGTCGCCTTGGCAGCCTGAATTTCATAATTGGGCATTTAATTTACCTAGAGGCCCTGAATTAGCAGAAAAATGGAAATTAATTCCTGATGATACTGATATACTTATTACTCATGGTCCTCCAAAATATATGTGCGATTTTACATTAAGAGACCAGTTAAATGTTGGGTGTAAAGATTTATTAGATAGAGTAGATATTGTTAAACCTAAAATACATGTATTTGGTCATATTCATGAAGGATATGGTATAACAAGTGCTAATGGTATAGATTTTATTAATGCCAGCTCTTGCACAGTAGGATATAGACCGATAAATGAACCAATAATAATAGAATATAAATTAAATTAAAAACAAATAAAGTTATGAGAATTTCAAGAGAAATAGAAGCAGACATCGATGTAGAATTAGATGATGTATTAGAATACATTGGAAATTGCTGGTCAAAAAAAGAATTGCAGGAAATTAAAGATGCAGTTCTTGAAGAATTAGAAGAAGATGATGACAGCGTTGATGGTTATATACGAAATACTCAAAATTTCCAAACAGCAAAAGAAGCATTTTTTAGTGCAGTTAATCGTGGAATAGATCTTAATTCATTAACAAATATTTTAGATAATTTATCTTAGTATGAAAATAGAAACGGTAACTAACCGCGTAAAAAAATACTATCCGAAAGCTAAGTCTTTTAAAGAGTATGGGCAATATTATATCGGTATTCCTGATATAACTGATGATTCTATTATCAATTTATTTGAAGAATATTTAATTGAGAGCACTAATACAGAAGAAGAAGCTTGGAATAAGGCTCTTATATGTTGCAGAACCACCCAAAACTTTAATAGAACCCATCCTGAAAGAATTACTAATGAGGATGAAATTAAGATAGATCGATTAAAAACGAGAGCAACAAAAATACATTCTTCTAGATCAAATAATAAGTCAAAGATATTTATTATTGATTAAGATGAAGATATGAAAAATATAGACTTATCAGGAATAATGGGACCTATTGCTATTAAAAATGGTATGGGTGATAAATATACTTCTAATAAAGATAAACAAGAAGTATTAGATAAGCTATATAATCTTCAAGCTAAACTAGAAAATAAAAATATTGTCTTTGATTTAAAGATTGTTGACGATATTATTACATATATCGAAGACTTTGATAAATCTTTATCATCTGAGACTAAAGAAATTCTTAATTCAATCGCCCTTAAAGTTAATTTTCAATGACACAAACATCTTTAGTATATGACAGCATCTTCCTTAGTGAAGCAGATTATGACTTTTTTAGTAGTTTACCTAATCGCGAAAAACTTTTATTTTTATTTGATTTATGTTTAGAGGTTGAAAATCCTTCGGATATAAATAATGATGAAGATTCAGAGGATTTAGATTATGAAAATGAAGAAGATGATGAAGTTCCTGAGCTATTTTCTAAAAAAATGCTTAAGTTTATAGATGAAAATAGCAAAGATCCAAATTACGTTCATATTGTATTATTGCCTGACATTTTAGTAATTGCAACTAACAATAAATTTTCAATGAATTCCACTAAAAACTTCTTATTTAATGATGGTTATATTTTTTTAACTGCTACGAAAGAGAATTTGTTATTAGATATCGAAATACATGAACTCAAAAAACGATTCAGGCATTTAGAAGTATTTGACTTATTAGAAGTAGTTCATCCGACAAGTTTAAATTAAGCCCGAAAGGGCTTTTTTACTGAAAAATAATTAGGTTATTTGAAATATTATCATTATCTTTAAGTATGATTAGAAACTTAGGATATGCTTGCATTAATATGCACTTGCAAAAAAGTAAAATAACCACGAATCGTGGAATGAAACGCGCTACATTCTTAGCAAAGGGTTTACCTTATGCATCTGAATTAGCACTGAAGAATGTAATTGACCTTGAAAAAGTTATTATTTGGAATGAAGAAAATGACATTAAGTTTTTTCGTATTAGTAGTGATATTTTTCCTTGGTGTAGCGAGTATGAATTTACCCAACTTCCAGATTATCATAAAATAAAAGAAGTTATGGAGAGGATAGCGCATTATGTTCGACTTCATAACCACCGATTATCTGCTCATCCTGGACCGTTTAATTTATTAGCATCTCCTAATGAAGCTGTAGTTAAAAAGACGCTTATAGAGCTTGAAAACCATTCTAAGGTTTTTGATTTATTAGAATTGTCGGAGTCAGTATACAATAAAATTAATATACATATTGGCGCTACATATAATAATAAAGAGCTAGCAGCTAATACTTGGGTGAAAAATATAAGACGTCTTAGCGATGTATGTTTATCTAGATTAACTGTAGAGAATGATGATAGAGAGTCTATGTGGTCTGTTAAAGAATTATACGAAATGGTTCATTCAGAATGTAGCGTCCCTATCGTTTTTGATTATCATCATCATTCTTTTTGCACGGGAGGTCTTTCAGAATTTGAAGCTTTACAGACAGCAACTAGGACTTGGCCATATGATATTATACCTGTAGTACATTATTCTGAAGGTAAGTCAGTTCATCTTAATGATTCTACGATTAGACCTCAAGCTCATAGCGAATTTATTAACGGTCCTGTAGAAACTTACGGTATTAATGTAGATGTTATGATAGAATGTAAGGGTAAAGAGCAAGGACTTTTAAATTTTAGAAAAAGTATTTTGCTAAAAGATTAGGAAATATGGTAAAAATCTATTATAATATGAATAGGGAGACATAAAATATGGAAACTACATTAATTATATATATATTATTATATTATATATTATTAATATAAATACGGCAGTTATAAAACAAAGTAAAAATTTATGAGATATAAACAACAAACACAAACAAAACTGGAAGCAATAAATAACCAGTTATTAACTATCGTAAAAGGGTTAGATACTCGTACGTTAAGTGCTGATGGAGTAATAGATGTTATTCAACAAGTAAGGGCTAAAGTAGAAGGTGTTATTTCTATGATAGAGTTAGAGCCTAATGATTATCAATAAATACATTCTAACGAACGTAATGAGCCTTTTATCAGAAAGTAATATAAAGGTATTGAATATTATTTAGAGATTATTAAAATTAATCTAAACCATAAAATCTTCATTGTTAATTCAGTGAAGATTTTTTTTGTTTAATTGAAAATATTTTATTATATTATATATATGACAGAAAAAAAATATGATCCTTACAAGGAAAATAACATTAATCAATTAGCAGATCAATCATCAATTACAGAAGTATATGAATCAGATTATGATATTAATACTCCAGAGTATTTATTTAAACAAATAGATTATGGATTTAATATAGATGATGAAATAATTTATTTACATGGCCCTATAAAAGGAAATGAAACTTTGTATGGTATAATGACTGCAATTAGAGTATTTACTAAATATAGAACAGAAGAGGAAAAAAATAACCCAGTTACTATTTCTTTAAATTCTCCAGGGGGTGACATTTATGAAATGAATGGAATTATAGATTATATAAATTCTCTATCATTTAAAGTAAATGTTGTTTGTAGAGGTCAAGCAATTTCAGCAGGAGCTTGGATTTTAGCAATGGGAACTGGATTAAGGGCTATGAGTAAATATTCTACTTTAATGTTACATGAAGGTTCTTATTCGATGGAAGATAAATTTCATAACATGAAAACTTCTTTAGAACATTTTAAGCATTTAGAAATGATAGGTTATAAAATGTTAGAAGAAAAAACAGGAATCGAATCTAAGTTTTGGGAAGATAAATGTAAACAAGATTGGTATCTTACCGCAGAAGAAGCTTTAACTTTAAAATTAATAGATAAAATAATATAATATATGGAATTTACAGAAAATGATTTATTGAATAATTGGAATGAATTTATTTCGATTATCGAGACAAATATAGAAGAGCCTAGAAAATCAGCCTTAATAACAATGTACGGAGATTTTCAAAGCGATTTAATGTTTGCACCAGCAGCTAGTAATGAAAATTATCATAACTGCTTTGTAGGAGGTTATATCGACCACGTTATTAGAGTAGTAAAATGCTCAGAAAAATTATATGACACATGGGGAGAAATGGGAGCAAGTTTAGAAGGTTTTACTAAAGAAGAATTAATTTTTTCAGCTATCAATCATGATTTAGGAAAAGCAGGAGCACCTAAAGAACCTTATTATATACCTAATCCTTCAGATTGGCACCGTAAAAACCAAGGTTCATTATATGAACTTAATGGTAAATTACATTATATGAAAGTGCCAGATAGAAGTTTATATACTTTACAAAAATATGGTATTGAAGTAACAGAATCAGAATATTTAGCAATTAAATTACATGATGGTATGTATTCAGAAGCTAATAAAGGTTATTATATGGCATTTAAACCAGAATTCGGATTAAAAAGTAATCTTACATTTATTTTGCATCATGCAGATCATTTAGCTAGTAGAATAGAGCACGATAATAAACTACCAAAAGATAAAACAATACCAACAACAATAGTTAAATCTAATAAAGCAACTACGGCAGCAGTGTTTACTTCAAGCGAAGCATCTATAGATGATTTATTTAAAGACTTCTTTAAAAAATAACTTATATGATATATACAATATTAACCCTATTACTTTTAACATCTTGGTACATGATATTCAAGTTGTTTATTAAAGTAGAGAAACAAGAAGAAGCTATATTAACTAAGACAGATGATATTTTATTTCTTCAATATCAATTTACGACATTGCTTGAAAAAATGCAAGAGATAGACAGAAAAAAAATGTTTGAGACTGATGATGAAGTTGGAGAAACGTTTGGTATGCTAAAGACAGCAGTTGAAGATGCTAAAGAATTAATACTTAAAATAGAAAAAGAAGATGGAAGTAGTAGTAGATAAAAAACAGTATTTTACTCAAGCAACGGAAGATGCTATATGTAGTTATATTCAATCAACAGACTTTGCAGAGAAGAGTAGAATATATAATGAAAGTATAAAAGCCCCATTTGAAAAGATAGTTGAAAATTGGATTTTTAAATTACAAGCGTGGAAATATACAGAATCATATCAAGAATTATCTAATGATACTATTACTTTTTTAGCTGAAAGATTAGGAAAGTATGTACATGCAAGTGGTAAAGCATTTTCTTATTTCTCAGTTATTGCTAGAAATTATTTAATCTTATTTATTAATAAGAGTCATAAAAAATTAAAGAGTAATGTAGATACAGAAAATATAGATATTGAGCGTAATTTAATAAATGAAGAAGCATACAAGGATTTCGTAGAAGAAACGCATAACTTTGTTGAGGCATTTATAACTTTCGTAGATGCAAATTTACCTATTTTATTTGAATCACAAAAAGAAATGATGGTAGCAGATTCAGTATTAGAGTTATTTAGAACAAGAGATAATATAGAAAATTTTAATAAGAAGGCTTTATATATTTTAATAAGAGAAAGGACCGGATTAAAGACTCAAATAATAACTAAAACAGTCAATAATATTAAGATTATATATGCTATCTTATATAAGAATTATCAAATATATGATTCGATAAGATTAGATCCATATAAAGTTCAAGAATTAATTAGAATACAAAAGACTAAGACTAAGAGATAATTATTTAAAAGATAATTATGGCAAATATAAATGATTCAATCTATGGTAACGTTTCTTTAGCAGATGTATTTAAAGAAATTCATGGAAATCAAAAAGAAAAAAATAAGCAGATAGATAATTTAATTCAGCAACTATCACCATTAGTAAAAAATATTAATGATGCAGCAGTTGTAGTTCCGCTTATAAAAGAATATTTAGATGTAGGAGTTAAGAACGACGAGCAGTTAATTAAAATGACTTCCGTCGTTCAACGACTGTTAGCGACTGACGCTAAACAAAAAGCAGACCAGCCTGCAGATTGGATTTTATCTCCAGATGAATTAAAACAAATTCAAAGCGATTTAAAAGGAATAACACAAATCAATAAAGATATAGAAGAATCTTTATCTAAAACCATTAAATAATGTTTGAATCAGCTGAAGTAATAGAAGTATTTCTAGTAGATACTATACACAATTATTATACTATCAGATTTAAGTATTTAAGTCGTCCTGGCAGTAGCGATGCAAATGCTAGCACCGCAATACCTTTAGATACTCATATAAGGACTATTCCTGTTCCTGGAGAAATAGTATTAATAGTAACAGCAGCTTCAGCATTTGCAGGTAATTTCCGTAAAGAAGGTACTAACTATTATTTATCAACTGTAAATATTCAATCAAGTATTAATTATAATGGAATACCTACTTCTAGCGAAATTACTCGACCAAATAATGTTAGTTATCAAAATTCGTCAAGAGGAGTAGCCACCTCCCCTAATATTTCTACTCCAGAAAGGGCAACAAAAACATTTAAATTATTAGATAGTCAAAATGCTTTACAATTATTTGAAGGTGATGTAGTAATAGAAGGGAGAAGTGGTAATTCAGTTAGATTAAGTTCAACAATAAATAATACATCAAGAGTAACAAAACAACCAACTTGGACATTAGGAGATCCTGGAGATCCTATACTAATTATATCTAACACTAAAAAAAATACATCAACTAAAGATAAAGGATTTAGAATTGAAGATATTAATGAAGATGATTCATCTATTTACTTAACCTCAACCCAAAGAATATCTTTAGTATTGGCAGGTCCATTAGGAACTACTAATATTAAAATAGGTACATTTAGCACAAATTTATCCGGAAAACAAATTGTAATGAGTTCAGATAGAATAGTATTAAATGCTAAAGAAAAAGAAATAGCGCTATCATCTAAAAATGGAATATCAATATCTAGTAAAGGTGGTATAGTTTTAGAATCATCTAACGATATTACTTTAGAAGCATCTACAATTAATTTAGGATTTCCGGCAGCATATTCAGCAGTCAATGGAGAACCCTTAGATAATATTTTAACTCAAATACTTATTGCATTAACTGCAATAGATAAAGTAACTAACGCCCCTGGCACAAGTACACCAGTTATATCTACAGCTCAAACATTGCTTAATTCGGGCTTTCATAAATCTACGAAAGTAAAACTACAGTAATCTTTACTTAGATAGATAATTATAATAAAGAATCAATATGGATACAAGTAAATTCTTTAAGCAATTAAGACAAATTATTAAAGAAGAAGTTCAAGCAGCCGTTCACTCTGAAATGAACTATCTTTATGAAAGCTTAGATAAAGTTTCGTCAAAAACAACTCAAGCACCACAGCGTCAAGCTCAACCAACATTAAATACAGCGAAAAAACCAGTACCTAATACTAAAAAGGAATTGTTTTCTAGTAATCCGTTACTTAATGAAATTTTAAATGAGACTGCTAATTCAGGATTCTCTAATAAAGAATTTCATGGTATTTTAGAAGAAGAATATAATCCAGTTCAAATGAATCATAATGATTATGATGAATGGCCTTCAATGAGAAATATGTCGACGATGTCATCTAGTCCAGTAGTAGCAATACCAAAAACAGATATAGATGGTCGTCCAGTTCAAATAGAAAATTTAGATCCTTCGGTTGAAAAAGCTTTAACAAAGGATTATACCGCATTAATGAAAGCCATTAATGCTAAAAAAGGTAAATAAAGATGGCAAGAATTTTAAGTAAGATTCCTGTAATAGATACTGAAAAAGATGTCGCAGTAGGTATTAAATTACCACTTAATAACGCTAGTAAAGGGTTATTTGAACTATCTTACAGTACTGAAGATCAGGCAGTATCTAACTTAAAAAACCTTTTGCTAACAAGTAAAGGAGAGCGAAGATATTTACCGACATTTGGAACAGGTATAATGAATTTATTATTTGATCCAAATACAACAGAGGTAGGCGAAAATTTAAAAGATGAAATAAGTTCTGCCATTTCTTTTTGGATGCCATATATTATAATAAATAACATAGATATAAAACAAAAAATAGACTCGTTAGGTGCTCAAGCAGAACACGGATTATCAGTAACTATTAATTTTAGAGTTTCAAATCAAGGCGCTAATCAAACTATCGTGTTAGATATTAATCAATCAGGAACTATAGCTATATTATAATGTTAAATAACAATACAAAAAAAGATATAAAGTATATTAATAAGGACTTTAGCAATTTTAGACAATCTCTTATAGAGTTTGCTAAGAGCTATTTCCCTAATACATATAATGATTTCAACGAAACTTCACCAGGTATGATGTTTATTGAAATGGCGTCGTATGTTGGCGATGTTCTTTCATATTATACAGATAATCAATTAAAAGAAAGTTTATTATCTTACGCAACTGAAAGATCTAATTTATTACAATTAGCCCAAGAAAGAGGATATAAACCAAAAAATACAGTACCTGCAACAGTTGAATTAGAAGTATTTCAATTATTGCCAGCAATTCAGTCAGGGTCAACTTATTATCCAGATTGGAATTATTCTTTATCTGTAAATCAAGAAATGATTATTAGCGCTACTAATTCAAATGTTCAATTTAGAACAATTGATCCTGTAGTTTATACTTCTAGTTCAATAGCATTAGCAGGAGCAGATGCATTATCAGTTTATCAAGTAGATAATAATAACAATCCAGTATATTATTTATTAAAGAAAAAAGCTAGAGCAGTAGCTGGAACAATTCAATCTCAAACATTTACTTTTGGTACTCCTAAAAGATATGATAAGATTATTTTAAATGAAACTAATATTATAGAGATATTAGATGTAGTAGATTCAGATAACAATAAATGGTATGAAGTTCCTTATTTAGCCCAAGATACAATTTTTGATGAAGTTAAGAATGATCAATATTCAAATATAGATTATACTAAATCGACGGGGGTATCTCCTTATTTATTAAAGTTAAAGAAAGTATCTAGGAGATTTGAGACTAGAGTAAATGCTGATAATACAATTACTTTACAATTTGGAGCAGGGGTTTCAACTTCAGCAGATGAGGAATTAATTCCAAATCCAGATTTAGTAGGTAGTTCGTTATATTCATCTATTATAGACTATTCGATAGATCCTAGTAATTTTTTATATTCTAAAACTTATGGATTAGCACCTGCAAATACTACACTAACAATTAGATATACTACAGGCGGAGGAATTGAATCAAATGTTCAGTCTGATACATTAACCGGAATTACAAGTGTAACTTTTGATTCTGATGGTACTGGATTAAATCAAGCTTTATTTACTAGAATTAAAAACTCAATAGCAGTTAATAATCCAATGCCTGCAGTAGGCGGTAAAAGTTTAGAGACTATTGATGAAATTAGATATAATGCAATTGCAAACTTTGCATCTCAAAATAGAGCTGTAACAGTAGAAGATTATATTATTAGAGTTTATTCATTGCCACAAAGATTTGGGTCTGTAGCAAAAGCATATATTACTCAAGCAAAAGATAAAGTAACCAATGGTGGTAATGTTAGCGATAATCAATTGGCGCTGGATTTATATGTTTTAGGTTATGATAATAATACAAACTTAACTCCTTTAAATTCTATCATTAAAACTAATTTACAAACGTATTTAGAGCAATATAGAATGATTACTGATGCAGTTAATATTAAAGATGCTTATATTGTAAATATAGGATTAGATTTTAGTATTATAGCATTACCAGGATATAATAGTAATGAAGTATTATTAAAGTGTATTGCTAAGTTAAAAGAAATTTTCGATATTACTAAATGGCAAGTTAATCAGCCTATCGTAATATCAAAATTATATTCTGAATTAGATAATGTTGATGGCGTACAAACAGTATCAAATATTACTATTACTAATTTAACAGGTAATGATATAGGATATTCAAATAATAAATATGATATAACTAAAGCTATAAGGAATGGAGTAATTTATCCTAGTTTAGATCCTTGTATCTTTGAAATTAAATATCCAAATAAAGATATTAAAGGTAGAGTAGTTTCATAAAGTAATTAAATAAAAATATGATTTATCATTTATATTCAAATCAAGACGCTACAATTTATGAAAGCGATCCTACTTTAAATGCAGGGTTAGATGAAATATTGGAGTTAAAAAAATTAGTTACGAGTGATACGATGATTGAAGTATCTAGAATTTTAATAAATTTTAAGGTAAGTCAATCAGTAGCAGACCTTCGTACTAACGGATATTTAACTACAGGAAGTTTAAATTCGACGTTGAAGTTATATAGTTTAGAAGCAGTAAATACTCCAGTAGAATATTCAATAGAATGTTATCCGATATCACAATCATGGACTTTAGGAACAGGTAAAGTTAATTATATTCCAGTATTAACAAATGGAGTTTCTTGGAAATATGCAACAGATTCTATTAAGTGGCAAACCGGATCATTAGCATCGGGAGTAAGCGCTAGTTATTTTACGACAGCAGGCGGGTGTAATTGGTATCAAGCATCAAGTTCAAAACAAGCATTTGAATATTCTCCTATTACCCAAGATTTAAATTTAAATGTATCTAATATCGTAAATGCTTGGTTAAGTGGTTCTTTAAAAGAACAAGGATTTATAATAAAAATATCAGGTTCATTAGAGTATAGTACAGATACTTACGGGCCTATTCAATTTTTTAGTAGCGAGACTAATACTATATATCCTCCAAGATTAGAGTTAGCATGGGACGATTCAGTATTTACTACCGGATCTTTACCACCGATAAATACAGATAAATATACTATTGTAACTAAAAATCTTAATAAACAATACGACCAAGATTCAATTGAAAAATTAAGAATAGTTAGCAGACCATTATTTCCAGTAAGGACATTTGCTACAGGCAGTTCTTATAATATAGTACAATATCTTCCTCAAACTTCATATTATCAAGTAGAGGATTATTATACTGGCGAAGCACTTATACCATATAGCAATTATACAAAAATAAGTTGCGATAGTACAAGTAACTTCTTTTTATTTAATTTTAATACATTACAGAAAAATAGATTTTATAGATTTACGTTTAAGATTTTAAATAGCGGAACAATAAAATATTTTAAAAGTGATGAGGTTTTTAGTATAATATAATATGCAAAGAAATAGCGCAGGTCAAGTTATAATTAAAGAAAGTGGTTCTTTATTATTAAGTATATCATGTATAACAAGTACAATATCTATTAAAACATACGATAGATTTTTATTAGATGAACGAGAATTTACTGAATTAGTTCCTACTATTGATAAAGATGCATTAATTAATAAATTAGAGAATGATATAGCATCAGCAAATAAAACTATAAATGTATTAAGTTCTAATTTAACTCAAGAAAAAATTAATGCTTTAGGTGGATGTAATGTAGGTATTAGAGTATCATCATCCGCAGCAGCTACTCAAGGAACCGGGCTTTCTTATAAAACTTATAAAGGAATACAATATCAAGAAAAAATTGGATTTGATATTTTATCAAGCGCAGATGGAGTATATTATAATGCTATACAAACAAATGGTAAGCCAGTATATGACATAAATCTTAAAGGAGGCACATTATATGAAGATGCTAATAGTGCGGCATATTATACTTTAAAAGCTACTATAAAATATCGATATAGATATGTAGGATTGAATCCGATTAATCAAGGTAATGCTACAACTAAAATACAATTCTGGAAGGCTTACGGTAATACTTCGATAGGTTTGGGTGGTCAGTTTGGCGGTGTTGAAAGAGTAGATAATATAGCAGCTACATATAACCCTGGAGATACTACCGGTCTATATACAATAAATTTATTAGATACAGGTCAGCAATTAGGTGGTCTAACAGACTTTATTTATTTACCAGTAATAAAGATGCCAGATAATTTTATAATGGAAATATATCCAGGATCTACATTTACAATATTACCAGAATAACAAATGACAATAGATAAATTACTTCAAACAGATCAACCCGTATATGATACCGGTTTTAGTGATGCTGATATTCAAATTATTGGTAGCTCTAATATAATCTCGACTACTACACCAAAAGTAGCCCTTAACTATGAAGTAAATATTTATAGTTTTAATGGTTTATTACTTAATAGTTTTGTATATAATACTTTTTCTACTTTAAGAAATTCGGGGTCTGTTAAATATTTAGATATTCCAAATTTTAATAAGTACTTTGACCAATCAAATTTAAATTCAGGAAAATATTATTATACAGTTAATTCATATACTACTAGATTTGATAATTTATTTATTCAAGAAATTTCTTCTACTAGAACAGAGATAAAGTTAGGGCGTAAGATATTACCTAAAACGGATACTGCGACATTTGATCCGAATAGTATGACTTTGAAGGATAATGTGTTTGCAACGACTAGTTCAAATACTACGCCAGGTCCTATAATTACAAGATCACAGTTTGTACAATATTTAACGACGGGTACTAATTTTAATAATTTATATGTAAATTTTGGTCAAGATAGATTTATAAGAGTTATTAATATAGATTTAGGGCCAGCACCGGCGTACGATATTTTAGTAAAATTATATGAACCATTACCAATAGGTCTTGAAATTAAACAGCTTTGCCAAATAGATGATGTAGTATTTAGATATGGTGATATAGCAGAGTATGTACAAAATATAGAAATAATAGATCCTTCGGTACTTATTCAGCCACCGAACTTTGATATAGATTTAGATATTTTTAAAGGATCGGTAACGGGATTTCAAACATGGAATGATTTATTAGATGTAAATTTATCTACTTCGCAACAAATTATAGATACGTATTTTGGGCAATCATTAACTGGTATTAAGTTAAATATCGATTACAGTAAACCAGAGCAATTTATATTTTATAGTTCAGCAGAAGAAAGATTTAATAATTTTTATTATAAGGTTCAGTTATTAGAAGATTATAATGCTCAATTAACGAGTCTTAATAATATTAATCAAACTATTAAAGAATCAAATATTATTGATGTTGCTAAAAAGCGTAATAAAATTATTAATGGATTTGACGATTTTGAGAAGTATTTATATTTTGGAACAGCGTCAGGTAGTTTATATACTTTCTATACTGGTAGTATTAGTCCTTGGCCAAAAACTACAACAGGTAGTTTAAATTGGTTAGAATCATATAACTTTTGGGTAGATAATTATACTACAGGGTCTTTAAATCCTAATACAGGATATACTTTACAAAGTACTAAATCTAATATTGTTAAAACATACGCAGAAGATACATTAGCAATCATGTTAGATTATGATAGAAAAAATATCAATTCTCTAATAAAAACAATACCAGCAGCATTATCTTTAGATGACAGAAATTCAGAATACTTTATATTCGTGAATATGATTGGCCATCACTTTGATATTATATATACTTATGTTAATCATTTAAGCTCGATACATTCTAGAGAAGAACATCCTTTAGATGGTATAAGTAAAGAATTATTAACCACGGTTGCAGATTCTTTTGGATGGAAATTAACAAACTCTAAAAAGAAAGATAGTTTATGGCAATATGTAACTGGATTAAATGCTAACGGAAATTATCTTCAATCAGGTAGTTTACCAACAATATCTACAGAACAATATACTTTAGAAATTTGGAATCGTATCGTAAATAACTTACCGTATTTACTAAAAACAAAAGGTACGAGAAGATCTATTCAAGCATTAATGTCTTGTTATGGAATTCCTTCTACTATTATTAATATTAAAGAATATGGAGGACCTTCAGTAGCAGATACTAGACCAGATTGGCAAGTTGATAAGTTTTTGTATTCATTAGAATTTGGAAATAATATTGGTTCAGTTTCTATACCTTGGACTAAATTATATTCATCAAATAGAAATCCAGACTCGATTCAATTTAGAATTAAGCCAGACCCTACCGTTGTTTTATTTCCTAGAACATTATTAAGAACTGATAATATTGGATCTCCATTCTTTTATATAAATTACGATCAGCCATCGGGATATAGTTCTAAAGAAGGTCAATTAACGTATTATGTTAGACAAAGCGGAAATACTTATGTAAGCGGTACTTTAAATAATGTTCCTATGTTTAATGAAGATTGGACATCAATATTATTAACAAGAGATCCATTAACTAATTCTACAGTATCTACTAATTATACAATAACGGCTGTTGTTAAGAAATATGATAATATAATTTATAATTCTTCTAGCTCCTTTACAGCCACAAATTTATACTATAATAGCTCAAGTAATATAATTATAGGTTCTGCTAGTTATAGTGCTTCTAATAAAGCCTTTGACGGTAATATGAGCGAATTTAGGTATTGGTCATATACTTTAAATAATGATTCTATGGTACAATATGCCAAAAATCCATTATTTTACGGAGGTAATACAGATCCAGACGCTTTTACATATTTAGATTTTAGAGCTCCATTTTCATATTTAACAGATATCACAGGAAGTTATCCATCAGTACATCCTGACCAAGGAAGACCTAGTTTTTCCGGATCAATAGCATCTAAAGCAACATTAAAAGGATTTGTAGCTACGGATTTAGGAAGCGAAGATTATACGACATATGTAGCAGTTCCTAGTTTGGGAAGCGATAATATCATGAGTCAAAAAATTAGACTTATTGATAATTCATTAAGTGCAGCTTTAGATACAGATATATCTTCTGAGGTTAAAACATCAGAACAAACACCAAAAGATACTAATGTAGTAAGTGTTTATTTATCTCCTCAAGAAATAGTAAATGCTGACATCTATAATCAATTAGGATATTTTGATATGGATGATTATATTGGTGATCCAGGAGATCAAAATAATTCATATTATACTGATTTAAGAACAATTCAATTCCAATATTGGAAGAAGTATAAGAATAAAAACAGCATGCCTTTATTATTAAAGTTATTATCGGTATATGATTATTCTTTCTTTGATCAACTAAAGCAATTATTACCAGCAAGAGTAATACTAGATAATAGTATTGTAATTAAGCAAAATATATTAGAGCGTAATAAAATTATAATTAATGACGATGTAAATGCAGTAAGACCAATGTATGATAGTTACATTAATATAAATAAAAATATAAAATTAACTGGAGAATATCCTGTATATAGCGCAAGTATTGATTATTCTAGTATATTAAAAAATACAGGTGTTTATAATTATAGTTCAAGTAAATATGTATCTGGATCTGGTGTAGTGCCTATAATGATTAGATTTGAAGCTACGGGAGCAGTAATATTACAAAATTCTTTATCTAGAACACGTCAAGTATTTTATCCGATATATGACACGGAATATAGTGCTAGTATTAATAAGTACAATCCATTATCTAGTTCATATCGTGCAGCAGAAGTTCAAGATTATATTTATGAATCTAGAGGATATAAGAATTCTAAATTTGATGGGACTAAAATATCAGCGCCAGGATATAATGTCGGAAGTAATGATTTACCAGATAAATCACCTGTTATAATAGTAACTAGAGTAACTCCAGGTATTGTAAGAAATAATCCTGCAATAACGCCTGCAAATCCGCAAAGAAATATAGCCCCAGTACCTAGCACCAATCCTGCAGTAGTGCCAAGAGCAACAACACCAAGTATACAGCCAGTAACTAATACGCCGTTACCTACTAACCCTGTAAGATCAGCAACGCCTAGTACATTACCTGTAAGCAATCCAACTACATTACCTACTAGCCCAGTAAGATCAGCAACACCAAGTACATTACCAACATCACCAGCACCTAGAACTAACTTAAATAACGGTGGGTAAATAAACCAATAACAATTAATGATAACATATAATTATTTAAAAATAGAAGATATATCAATATGGGATATTTAAATAACGCTAGCGTGACTGTAGACGCTATATTAACTACAAAAGGTCGTCAAAAATTAGCAGCAGGTACTACTAATGGTTTAGGAATAACTTACTTTGCATTAGGAGATGATGAGATAAATTATGATTTATGGAATCCAGCCCATCCTTTAGGAAGTGATTATTATGGTATCGTTATAGAAAATATGCCAGTATTAGAAGCATCTCCTATACCAGAACAAAATTTAAAAAGTAAGTTAATTACTTTACCGAAAGACACTAGAGTTTTAGCTAAAACTATAGCATTACCTGCTACACTTACAGATTTTAAATTTCAGCGTACTACGAACGATGTTTTAATTCTTGCTGGCGGTAACGGAATTCAAGTTACATTAGGATTGGAGCCTAGTTCATTTAATAATGATGTATTAGGATATACCGTATATTATGATTCTAGATATTTTGAAATTGGCGTTACGGGTACAAACCTTACAAATTCTGCAGCCGGTACCGCAGCAGCAACCGCAACCATAGGTGATTCTGCAGCATCTTTATCTAGCATAGTTACATTTTCAGCATTTAAAGTATACCCTAAAAGATATGCATTATCGACAGACTTTCCTGGAAGTTCAACTACTTTAAATATAATTGCTCAAGGTAATGAATTAGGCGGAAGCGTAACTATTCCGGTAGTAGTTACATTTATATAATACTATTTAACAATAATATAACCTTCTTTTAAAAAAATAAAAATGGCAACAACATTTAAAACGCTTAATCAAACATCAGATATTGTAAATAATTCAGCAGGTCAGATAGTAACAGCCCCATTATGGGCTAATAATACTGGTACATTAACTACGTATTTTACTAGTTCATTAATGACGGCTACGCAAAAGCAATATTACTATGATGTAGTTAGTGACACTAGCACATCAGCTAGCGGTCAATTTGCAATTACATATGGTAATAGGCTAGGAAGTGGAAGTTATTCTGGAGGCGGATCATTAAACGACTCTCCTACAAGAGCAATATATTCACAATACAAAAATATTTTATTAACGCCTACGGATACACAATTTACATTTTATGGTGGGGTTAATTCAGATAATATTTATGTTATAGCCGTTAATAGATCTAGACTAAAAGAAAGATTAAATGCTGGTACATGGCAATTAAGCTTAGCACAATTAAATGGAAGTTCTTATGCTAATATTGCATATACCGGAAGTAATGTAGCAGTATCTTCATCAAATAGAGTTATTACCTTAATAGATGATAGTAATAATACTTCTACAGTAAATAGTGCAAATGGTGGTAAAATATACAATATAGTTTCAGGATCAGTTAATGGAGGAATTTTTGGTGGAAGTATTAGCGCAGGAAATACTTATGGAATAGTATACCCAGATTTAGGATTAATAGTTTTAAATGGAGATATGTTAAATAAGAGTGCATCATTTAATACAGTAACGGCATCTTATACAGTAACAGGATCTTCACCAGTACCAGGAGGAGATAATGCTTGGAAATTATATACATCGATATCTGGAGCTGCTGCAATTAATGCATCAAATGGGTTTACTGCTAGAAACCAAGAATCTATAAAATCTCAGATAGTATTTGTAAGAGCATTTAATAACGAATATAACTTTACAGGTAATCCTTCTTTTGTAACTACATCAGGCTCAGCTAATACATTCGCACAACCTACATTTTTAGGTAATCCCCAAGTATATATTACTTCAGTAGGATTATATGATGCTGGTTATAATTTAGTAGCAGTAGCAAAATTAAGTAGGCCATTATTAAAATCATTCGATAGAGAACTTTTAATTAAGGTTAAGTTAGACTTTTAATAAAATTCAAGATAAATGTAAAAGGCTCATTAAGATGGGCTTTTTTACTGAATATATGATCATATCGATATTTATAATAAAGGTAACGGTTAATGTCAGACTATAAATCAATAGGCTCAATACGAGACTCAAATATAACTAAATATACGGCTCATAAAAACTGGAGTTTAACCTCAGCGTCATTTACTAGTTCTAGCTATACATATTTAAGAGGTATTTATCCGAATAATATATTAATTCCTATTAGTAGTTCTTTAACGGGCTCGGAATTAAAAAATTCAGACGGGTCGTTTATGAAAAATACTTATTATGGTATTAATCATCTATACTATAATTTTTATAATCCATATGGATATATAAATTATGGCGCAGGCAACTTTTCTAGAAAACTAAATTATGATTTAATTACTTATTCTTTACCTCGTATAAAAGTAGGAGATGGAGTTAAACCTAGTAGTGTTTATTTGACTTTAACGGGAGTTGAAAATGAATCTATTACTTTACAAGATAATGGAAATTATGAATTAACTGATCTTAGAATTAATACTTCAAGCTTCGTATCAGGACATCTTACATATTTAGGATTTAATGATGAGTTTGATTTAAGTAAAATAACAAATACATATACGCCATATAATATTGAATTTATACCAGGTATATCTATACCTCATAGTGGAAGCACAACTACTACATTTAAATCAGGGGCGTCAGGATCTATAGGATTTATTAATGGCCCATTTCCGTTAAATTCTAATTTTAGTATATATATACAGGGTACATCAGGAAGCTATCATACAGAATTAGGGCCTGCTACAAATTATACGGCTGCTCTTGATAATGCAAATCAAATAATATTTACGTTTAATAATTTACCCGTAACATCTAATTGGATAAATTTATCTCCTTCAGGTTCAATAGATCCTAACAATAATACGTTATGGGTGTATAATGCAGTAACCATGAATTGGTATTCGCGTTCAAATCTAACAAATACAGATTTATATAATGGAATAATAGTACCATTAACGGGAGATACGGCAGGTAGTCTTGATATTGATTTATCTAATGCAGGATTTGCCTTAGCAACGCCTAACGATTTCAATAATATAAATTGGAGTAGATTTGCATATACTAATGGTTATCAAGCTAAGTTTAATGGAACAAATTCTGCTATCGAAATAAATAATACTACTAATAATTGGTTTAATACTTTTGATAATGATTTTGCTATATCTTTATGGATGACTCCATATTCTACAGCAGTTACACAATCAATTATTAGTAAAGCATATTATATTAGCAATAATACAGCCACGAGATTAGCATCATATCCATTTGATATGTATTATACTAGTGCTTCATTAAACGTTAAAAGATATGATGGTATATATACTTCAACATTATCAGCATCTATTAATAATCTTAATCAAAATTATCATATCGTATATCAAAAAACGGGCAGTAATTTACAAATATATAGAGATGGTACTTTAATAAGTACGGTAGCAGATACGACAGTAAATAAAGTATCTAATAATAATAGTATATTTGTAGGTGCGAAGGGATATTCATCATCTTCTATGGCATCTCAAAGTCCATTTAATGGGGCAATTGATGAAGTAAGGATTTATGGAAAATCATTAACCCAATCAGAAATAACATCTTTATCTACTTTAACTAACACCAATTATTTAGCTCTTCAAACTAATAAAGTTGGTAATGTATTTTATGAGCAAGGAATGATAGTTTATTCTCCTTTCCAAAACGAATTAATTACTGGCTCATTCAAAACTAAAGACTTTTCATTAAAATATAAAAGCAGTATAAATATAGATCAGTATAAATATTTTATTAATGTTCCTATGAATGATTATAATACTAGTACTAATCCTACATTATATGATGCTACCGGTTCATTAATGCCATTTGCAATTGACACTGACTTTACTCCATATATTACTACAATAGGATTATATGATAAAGATTATGATTTAGTTGCAATTGCAAAATTAGGTACTCCGATTCCAAAAAGTAGTGGGTTAGATTTAAATTTTGAAGTAAGCTTCGATCGATCTTAAAAACAATAAAAATAAGTTATGGCAAAGAAAGCATTTAAGAAATTTTCAATACGAGCATTAGCAAGATCTAAAGGGTTTCGTAGTGGATTAGAAGATACAATATCAGAACAACTTAAAAGGACTGATAATACATGGAGTTATGAATCTGAAAAGTTAAAATATACGATTCCAGAAAGAATAGCATCATATACTCCAGATTTTATATTAATAAAAAGGAACGGAGAAAAGATGTATATCGAAACTAAAGGTAGGTTTACGGCTGTTGATAGAAAAAAGCATTTACTAGTAAAAATTAGCAATCCTGATATAGATCTTCGTTTATTATTTCAAACTCCCAATAATAAATTATCAAAAGCATCTAAAACTACATATGCTAATTGGGCTGATAAAAATGGATATTTATGGGCAGCAAAAGAAATTCCTGCTGCATGGCTTGAAGAATAGAAAATTTTTATTATATTACTATAGATGGATAATGTTAAATTAATTTCTTCTGTAGAATCAGTTCTGGGAAAAGGCAAAAAAACCTCAAATGGTAATGTAGCTCATTTCTGCCCTTTCTGTAATCACCATAAACGTAAATTAGAAATACAAATGGTGACTAACAGTAAAGGAGAAAATCCTTGGAATTGTTGGACTTGTCAAAGAAAAGGGCGTAAACTAATAAATCTTTATAAACAATTAAATACTGGTTATGAAAAGATCGTAGAGCTAAATAATGCTTTAGGAGTTATTACAAAGGATATTAATAATCTATTCACAGAATATCATGGAAATAAATCATCTTACTTATCATTACCAAAAGAATATAAGTCTTTTTTAGATGCTGAAAATACTCCGGATTATAGAAATGCTTTAAAATATTTAAGGGAAGATAGAGGATTTAATAATTTTGATATTATTAAATATCATTTGGGATATTGTAATTCAGGTCAATATAAACATAAGATTATTATACCTAGTTATAATATATCTGGAAGTTTAAATTTCTTTGTTGGTAGAGATTTTTATGATTCATCATTTAAACATAAGAATCCAAATGTAAGTAAAGATATAATTGGATTTGAGCTTTATATAAATTGGAATTTACCAGTAATATTAGTTGAAGGCGCAATAGATGCAATGACAATTAAAAGAAATGCTATACCTTTATTTGGAAAAACAATACCAGATGAATTGCGTAAAAGATTAATAGAGAAAAAGGTAAAAGCAATTTATGTTTGCTTAGATAAAGATGCTCAAAAACAAGCATTAGCAGTAGCAGAAGAATTTATGAAAGAAGGCATTATAGTATATTTCGTAAATCTTCAAGAAAAAGATCCAAATGAAATTGGATTTGAACCAATGATTAAAATTATTAAAGAAACTAAGCCATTATCATTTTCAGATTTGATAAGGTATAAATTAAATATATGATTACAATTCATAAAATAGAAGGAGCATCTGTAGAAAATATTAAGTATATTATTCATCTTGCAGATATCCATATCAGACTTCAAAAAAGACATGAAGAATATAGAACAGTATTTTCTAGGTTATATTCATACTGTAAAAACTTTAAAGATAAAAATCCTAATACCATTATTTATGTAGCAGGAGATATAGCTCATTCTAAAACAGATATGTCGCCTGAACAAATTAATTTGATTCAAGACTTCTTTAGATCATTAGCAGATATTACAGACACAATTGTAATTACCGGTAATCATGATATGAATCTAAATAATAAAACCAGATTAGATGCGTTAGAGCCTATTATTAATGCTATTAAACATCCTAATCTATTTTATTTAAAAGATACTGGAGTATATGAATTTAGTAATGTTTATTTTAATGTTATGGGAGTAGCTGATAGGCCAGTTAGTTTTATTAGAGGTAATCAAATTCCAAATGACAAAATAAAGATAGCACTTCATCACGGGGCAGTTAATCAAGCTTCTACAGATGCAGGATTTCAATTAACTAATGATTTAGTAAATACAGATACATTCGCAGATCATGCTATTACTTTATTAGGAGATATTCATAAATTTCAATATCTAAATGCTAATAAAACAATAGCGTATGCATCAAGTCTTATTCAACAAAACTTTGGCGAAACTTTAAACTTCCACGGATTATTGGTTTGGGATATTGAAACCTGCGAATCAAAATTCGTAGAGATAGAAAATGACTATGGTTATATTACTTTAGAAGCGACTGCAGGTTTAATAAATTCATATCCAGCTAAATTCCCTAAAAAAGCAAGGGTAAAGTTAAAACTTCAAAATACTACATCATCTCAATTAAAGACATTAGTAGCTGATTTAAAATCTAAATATAATGTTCTGGATATTGTAACACAAAAAGTAAAAGACTTTCATAAAGACTCATCTAACGTAACAAAAATATCTTTAGGTAATGTAAGAGATATAGAATATCAAAATTCTCTTATTACCGAATACCTAGTTAATAAATTAGATATTGATGAAGATTCTATGTTGGATGGGGTGCGTCATATTAATCGAACTATTAATTCTAAGCTTCAAAGTATAGATACATCTAAAAATATAACTTATAATTTAGGAAGATTTGAATTTTCTAATATGTTTAGTTATGGCGAAAATAATGTTATTGATTTTGGACAAATGAATGGTATTTATGGATTATTTGCTTCTAACAGAGCAGGTAAAAGTTCATTACTAGATTCATTATTATATTGTATATTTGATAAATCTACTAAGACAGATAAAGCTTCTTATGTTTTAAATAATAAAAAGACGACCTTTAAATGTAAATTGGAATTGGATATTAATAATAAGAAGTATTTTATTGAAAGAAGTGGCGTTAAGAATAAAACAGGTCACGTTAAAGTAACTGTAAATTTTTATTCAGTAGATGATCTAGGAAATATTACTTCTTTAAATGGTCAAGAAAGAGATGACACTAATTCTATTATTAGAGGTTATGTAGGTACATATAAAGACTTTATTTTAACGTCAGTAATAACTCAAAATAATAGCTCTGGATTTATAGAAATGTCTCAAAAAGAACGTAAAGATCTTCTTTCTCAATTTTTGGATATTAATATATTTGATGATTTACAAAGAATAGCGGCTGAAGAAATTAAAGACGTTTTGGCACTATTAAAGGATTATCAAAAAAGAGACTTTAGCTCAAAGATAGCAGATTCAGATAAAACCATTAAAAGTAAATCTGCAGAGCTTAAAAAATACAAATCACAAAAAGATATTGTAGAATCAGATATTACGAAGAATGATATAGAAATGTTTGCATTAGCTGAAAAGCTCATTCCATTAAGTATTACGAACTATGATATTAATTCTTTAGAATTGAAAAAGAAGTCTATTTATCAAGAATTAGAAGGACTTAAAACTAACTTAACCGCATTAAATGGTGAAATTACTAGTTTTAATGATCATATATTAACTCTAACAGATAAAGTAAATACTTATGATATTTCGTCTATAGAAAGATCGTTAAATGCACTAAATACAACCATTCAAGATCGTAAATCTATTGAAACAGAAATACAGATTAAAGAAGTAGAACTGAATCATGTTCTAGATAAGATGGGAAAATTGAATGATTTGGAATACGATGAATCTTGCAAGTATTGTATGAATAATATATTTGTTAAAGATGCTATTCAAACAAAGGAAAATATTCATATTCATCATTCTTTAATTGATGATTTAAACCGTAGTAAAGATATTCTACTAGAACAAGAAACAGGTTTATTACCTTATGTTAAATTAAGCGATGAATATAAGTCCATATTATCTAAAAAGCAGTCCTATGATAAATTAAAATCTGCTAAAGAATTAGAGATTGAACGATTAAAGAGTAAAGTAGTATCTTTAATGACCGAATATAAATCTGTTGATTTTAGCATTGATGAATATAATAAAAATAAAGATAGCGTTGAATATAATTTAGATCTTAATAAAAAGATTGAGTCTTATAAACTATTACTTAAAGATCAAAAGTCTGAAGTATCATTAATTAATTCTTTTATGACGACGTTATCTACTGAAATTGAATTAGCGAAGAAAGATAAAGATTTAGCTATCGAAAATATTAATCAACTAAAAAACTTAGAGCAAGAATATAGATTTTATGAATTATATTTATCTGCAACAAATAGAAATGGCGTTCCTTATGATTTAATTTGTAAAGTAATGCCTCAAATCGAGCAGGAAATAAATAATGTATTAGGTCAAATAGTAGATTTTAGCATTATGCTTCAAACAGATGAAAAAAATATTAATGCTTTTATAGTATATGATGATGATAATTATTGGCCATTAGATTTAACATCGGGAATGGAAAGATTTATTTCATCATTAGCAATTAGAAGTTCATTAATCAATATTACGAGCTTACCAAAACCTAATTGTATTGCAATTGATGAAGGATTTACTCAGTTAGATGCTGAAAATATGGGTCAAGTATATTTGCTATTTAATTATCTTAAGACACAATTTGATTTTATGATGGTTATTTCCCATATAGATATAATGAGAGATATGGTTGAGCATTTTATTGATATTAAAAAGGAGGATGGATTTTCTAAAGTATCTATCATGTAGTATATTTATATATAATAAAACTAATATATAATGTATAATAAGCAGTTATTTTATAGAGGATTAGATCAAATACCTATTTACATAGAAGATACTTTACCAAATTCGCCATATTATTTTAATATTGTTGATATTCCTAAGATATTTGGCCCTGGAAAGAACTCATTACGATTTAATTTAAATGAGAATAATATTGATATCTATAATGATGTGAATATTGAAATTATAGATTCTTATGGTAATACTGTATACTATGAAACACCAGAATATTCACAGTCTGATGAAGCAAATATTAGAGTATTAACAGTTTATATTTATAATAATATAGTTAATGGCCCGTTAAAAATTACATTTGTAGGTCATGCTAAATTAGATTATGATGGATCTCCGATACCAGAAGAATTTAAAAATAGATTTAGTATTCGTTATTCTACAATAGTAGATTTTAATAGATTCCAAAAAAATACCTCTAGAGTATTATTCGCTCAGCCGCCGACAATTTCTATTACCGAAGCTAGAATGGCTTATGTAAGCAGAAGTTTAAGTACTCCTACTACAGTAACAGTATCTGGTACAGGAACATATAGATATCAACATACATATCCAATATTAGAAATACCAATAGGTTCTACATTTAATAATGATATGTTAAATGGGACTATTCAAATGACGGGTACGGAATTTTCTCCGACATTTGAGGGATATACAACAGGCAGTTATAATACTTTTACAGCATCTATAGTTAATTTTATAAATTCTCAGACAGCTCAATTATCTATTCCTTGGCAAGCATCTATATCTAATTTAGGTTCAGATCCAATTAAAGCCTTAGTTTCACGAGCAACAGTATCAGCTTATGATTTAACATATAATCCTGCTCAAACAAATACAGCTACAGAAAACTATAAATCATTTATTAATTTAAAGATAAGTAATTTAGATCCCGCATCTGGATATTTAAATAAACTTAAACTATATAGTAAAAGCCAAGGTAGTTTAGATCAATATGAAATAGTAGGAGAATCTATTACAGCAAATAATGAGCTATTAATTAATGCATCTTCATTACAACAATACGACAGAAAAAATGTCGGATATTTTTTAGATAATAGTTCTTTTAATAGTTTTTGGAGTTATGATGCTGGTTTATTAACCCCAACATACGATTCATCTATTTTATTTAATGCTTTACGATTGACTCCGATAGTAGACCCAGCAACTACTTCAATAACTTTTACTAGTAAAATATCTACTAACTTTCAAAAAGGGTCTCCTTATAGATTATTCTTAAATTACAAGAAAGATTCGGATTTCATAGTTGAAGTATATATGTCAGGGTCAGCATTTAAAAATGATAGTGCTGGATATGGAGATCGAATATTTTATTTAGATTCATCTTTATATGGCCCAAATTATCAAAATTTACCTATTGATTTTTTAGCGTCCCAAACAGGTACTGCTAATTTAGTATTTAAAATTATAACTGGTAGTTTTTATATTAGCGATATTTCATTAAAATCGGGTGTTGAGCAAGGATTTAATCCTTCGAACTTTAATTCATACTTTCCAATAAACGTAAAGAGCAGAAATGACGTTCTTGATTTTAAAGTAGATTTTATAGATGATAATGGTCAAATAACTAGTTATGAATTTGATTCTGGTAATGCAACTAATGTACAAATATCAGGAAGTAATTTTTATTTAGAGGGTACAGATAATTTAGTCCCTGGCTCATTTAATCTAGGGAAAACATCTACATCAGGAATAGTATTTAATGGCAATCTTAGTAAAATATCGACTTACGGGTATACAGCAGGTAATGGATTTGCAATGTGGTCGGGGAGTCAAAGTATTAGCGGGAGTATACAATCAGGATCAGGAATGATTATAGAAACTGGCGCTCCATATTATCATTCTATTAAAGCAGCTTATGGTGGTAAAATAGAAATAGTATCTGACGGCAGCCCAGGATCGGGTGGAGTTTCAAACGCTACATTTAATTCTTATACAAGCTCTACAGACTCATCTATAGCATCTATTAATAGTAGTTTAAGTACAGCCACTGCTAATATAATTAATATGCAAACGGCAGCATATTACCAAACTTTATTTGGTAACATTCCTTGCTCCGCGGGCGATACTAAGACATATAATTTACAAATTCAATGCGTAGATGGTATTGTATCTTTCAAATATGCCTTAGCGTAATAATTATAATATAATATGAATAAAATAATAGCACTTTTTCCGGGAAGATTTCAACCCTTTGGAAAACATCACGCAGCTTCATTTATGTGGCTTCAAAACAAATTTGGAAAAGAAAATACTTATATCGTAACATCAAATAAAACTGATGATAAATCACCATTCAATTTCGCCGAAAAGAAAGCCATTATAGAGCTTTATGGTATTAACCCTGATAATATTATTGAAGTTAAGAATCCGTACAACCCAGTTGAGCTATATAACCAATTTGATGGTAATACTACCGATGCAGTAATAATGGTTGGCGATAAAGATATGGGAAATGATCCTAGATTTAAAATAGGACCTAAAAAAGATGGTAGTCTTAGCTTTTTTCAAGACTATAAATCTAACCAAAATAATATGCAACCGTTATCTAAGCATGGTTATTTACTTACTGGCCCTCATATATCTTTAAAAATTCCGGACGTTGATAAAGAAATGTCAGGGTCAATGATAAGGCAAGTATTGGGAGATACTACAAAAACTAGAGAAGAAAAAACTCAATTATTTAAAGATATATTTGGATGGTATTCTGATAAGATGGCTAACTATATATTTGATAAACTAGAAAATACAATGACAGAAGCATTTAGTAAAGATTGGTGGTTAGAAGAACTGCTAAAAGAAGATTGTTGGGATGGATATAAACAAGTTGGTATGAAGAAAAAAGGAAAAAGGCAAGTTCCTAATTGTGTACCTATTAGTGAAGGCGGTAATGTATTTGGAACGACGGGTCCAATAGCAAAATCTGATATAGAACCTACGTTAGAAGTGTTTTCAGATAGACTTGCTAAATTATTTCCTGCAAAAGCAGCGAGCTTTAAGCAATTTGAGAAATTAGGGTCTGTAGGTAAAAAGGAAATATCAGGAGACATTGATTTAGCATATGATGTTAAGAACTTCTTCCCTGATGGCAAAACACCAGATCTTAAAGGATGGGGTTTAGATGAAAATAAATATAATGAATTAGTTGCTGGCTTTACTAAAAGAGCTAAGAATGCATCTCCAGAAAAAATTAACTTAAGAGCAATAATAGCATTAGTAGGAGACAAAATTAATAATGCTTACGATGATATTGAAGTAGATACAAAAGGATCAGGATCAGGTGCATTATTCTGTAGTATTCAACAATATGATTCAAATAAAACTCCACTTCCTAAATATGTGCAAGCAGATATTAATATAGGTAATTTAGATTGGCTTACATTTAGTTATTATTCTAATACTTATGCTGGTAATGTAAAAGGTCTTCACAGAACTCAATTAATGTTATCATTATTTGCGAATAAGAATTATACATTTGGACATGGAACGGGAGTAGTAGATAAAGAAACAGGAAATCAAGTTGCAAGTAATTCTCAAGAAGCAATTGATTTATTGAATAGAATATATGGATTTAATTTAAGTAAAGACATTTTAAATGATTATTTTAAATTAGAGGAATTCCTTAAAGCAAATTTATCTCAAGAAGAATATAATGCTATTATGGATAGATATTTAAAGATATTAGATTCTACCAGAACAGACATTCCTGATAATTTACAAGATTATTGGATCGCTAATCAAGCAAGATTGGGATTAAAAGGCAAGTTTTTACCTGATGATTCTAAATTATTATCATATCAAATATTATCAGAATCCGGATCTATTGGCGCAGACAGAATTCCAAGTATGGCAGTTAAAGCGACGGTTGATTCATTTGTTAATAAAGTTTTAAAGCCCTATCCATTATATAAAGGCTATAAAATTACCGGGTCATATAATATAATTCCAAAAGATGAAAATGGTGAAGTAGTTGGAGGTCATGAAAAGAAAGAAGGGCATGGAGATATTGATTTAGTAATTGAATTAACCGGTGATAAATCTAATACAAAACAAATAAAAGCTGATTTTGCCGATTATTTAAAATCACTTCCTGATAATGTTATTGTTCCATTTAGAAGTGGCAGACACGTAGGAAAGAAAACAGCAGGAACCGGAGATATAGTAATCACTCAATATCCGATAGAAGGTTATCCAGATTTAACAGTTCAAATAGATAACATGATAGTTGTATCTCCAGAAGAATTAACATACAGATCTACATTCTTAGATATTCCAGGAGAGCGTCAAGCATTATTAATTGGATTAGCTAAAGCAATGTGTATTGAAGAAAATCCATATGATATCTTTAAAAGGTTAAATATTACAAATATACCGGAACTAGAAGATAACCAAGAATTTGAATTTGTTCTATCTCCAAAAGGATTGACATTAAGAGTTGTTACTTTGGATGGTTTTAAAGAGCTAAACAGAACAGATATTTGGTCATCATATAAATGGTCCGATGTAGAAAAATTATTTCAAAATTACGATATAAACGGTAGCTTTGAAGAGCTATTATATGATATAGTAAGAAAAGTTAAGAACACTAGATCTAAAAATAGAATCAAAGGAACGTTTAAATCTATGTTAGTAATTAATTCTGGCGAAGCAGGTACTCCGAAAGGAAATGCAAAATTAAGAGCGTTAGATAAAGTAGCGGATGTACTATAAAAGTATATAAATATCAATCAATCAATAATTATATAAAAGGTTATGGCAAAGAAATTACAAAATATTAAAGCTATCCGACAAATGTTGGACGGGTCACACCGAACTCAAAATAAAACATCTGTAGGTTATGAAGCTACTAAAGAAACACATGAAGTGGGAGATGTTTGGGTTGACGGTAATGGTGTAGAATGGGAACAATTTAAAGGATTTAAAAGTAACACCACTAAAGCATTAGATGCTATTAGAGCTGCTTTAAAAGAATTAAGAATGCCTGATGTCTGCCCTAAATGTTCTAACGAAATAAAAGACAATAAGTACAACAAAAAAATGTGGAGTG